GTGCTGGGTGCGGGCGCTGGAGCCGGTGCTGGAGCTGTTGCGCCCCCGCGGCTGCTCACGTACTCTGCAGACGCTTGCATGGCCGCGCGCACCGAGTCCAAAGACTCGCCGCTGGCCAGGCGCTGAGACCAGTACGCCGTGCCTTCAGCATCGGGCGCGCGGCCCAGCATGGTCTGGTACAGGCCAGTGACCACCGCGTTGGCGGTTCCGGTGTTGGTGATCGGCGCCTTGCCGTTGACTGCGTTGGCGCCGGCCAGCGCGGCGTACAGCTGGTTCATCGCCTCGCGGAAGGTCGTGCCCAGGTTCTGCTGCTCGCTCAGGATCCCGCTGAGCAAGCCGTTGCTGGTCTGCAGGGCGTTGAGCTCCATGCGGCCGAGCTCGGCATTGGTTTGTGCAGACACCTGGCTGGCCTCGACCGCACCGCGCACGGCCGCCAGGTCAGTGAAGTACGCCATGCTGGACGCGTTGTAGGCGCGGCTGGCCTCCAGGAACGCATTGCCCACCTCTTCCAGCTTGCCCTGCCGCTCGGGGTCATCCAGCGCCAGGCTGCTCAGGCGCATGAATTCGGACCGGGTGGCCTGGTATTGCGCCTCGGGCGACAGGGCCGCCATGGGACCGGTTGTCAGCGCGGCCAGGTAGCGGCGCAGCGACACAGCCGCGGCGTCCTGGCGGGCGATGGCGTCGCGCGCGGCGCTCTCGGCCGTGCGCACCTGGTCCAGCAGCGCGTCGCCCAGGCGGGTCTGCATGGCGGCCGTGGCTTCGGATTCGCGGCGCAGGTCCTGCTCAGCCCAGATGCGTTCCTTGATGGCGCGCAGCGTCGGGTCCATGGCGTCCAGCTCGCGCTTGCGGGCGCGGGCCAGGTTTTCAGCGTCGGTGCTGGTCAGGGTCAGCCATTCTTCGTCCAGGGCCTTGCGCTGGCCGATCAGGTCGATGGCGCGCTGCATGTCGGCCGTGCTGGCGTCGTCGGCCAGGGCGTTCAGGTACTGTTTGTACTCGTTGGACAGGTCCGAGTCTTTCAGCGCGGCGATGATGGCGCGCATGGTGGCGTCGCCCACCGCCGCTGCAAACTCAGCATCGCTGCGGCCCACGTTTTCCTCGCCCAGGCGCTCGTAGATGTTGCGCCCGCCGCTCAGGGTGGCCACGCGCAGCTGGGTCAGGCTGTCGCCTTGAGGGTCCTTGCTGTAGAAGGCCTCGAAGATGGCTTTGTTGGTGATGCCCAGCTGCGCGGCGATGCCGTTGTACTGCTGCTGGATGGTGCTGGCCAGGTCGGCGCCGCCTTCGGTTTTGGGGCCGCCGCGGTCGCCTTCCAGGAAGCTGGCCACCGCAAGGGCAATACCTGCATAGGGAAGCGCAGATGCCAAGCCCGACATCAGGCCGGCACCGGCACCCGTGGCCGTGCCGAAGGCTCCGTTGGTGGCCAGCAGCGCGTCCAGCCCGCCGCCCGTGGCGTTGGCGAACATGCTGCCAGCCGTGTTGGCTGCGGACATGCCGCTGAAGTTGCCCAGCAGGCCGCCGATGGAGTTCAGGCCCGAGCTGTTCGCAACAGATCCCACGGCGCCCGAGCTGGCCCCGCTGACGTTCGCCGCCACGTTAAAAATCCACTTGCGCACGGTCATCTGGTACAGCAGGTCCAGCAGCGTGGCCTTCAGCGTGTCGCGCAGCTTGGTGAAGGCGTCCTGCCCTCCCTCGAAAATGTTGGTGAAGGCCTGCTGTGCAGTGCGGTCCACGCTGTTCCAGACGTTCTGGAAGTCGTCAATCTGCTTCTGCATGGCAGCGCGGTCGCCAATCACCTTGTTCATGGCCTCCGCCAGCTCGGCGTATTTCAGCGATGCCTTGTCGATGCCCGTGGCCTCAAGCTGGCGCAGGGCGATGGCCTTCTCGCGCTCCACGTTGGACAGGCCCATGATGGACAGCTCGAACTGAGCCTGAGCCACCATGTCCTCGGCTGACTTGATGACCTTGGCGTCGGCGTCGAATTGACGGTTGCGTGATTCCGTCAGACCGTCAATGGCAGCGGCCAGGGCCTTGGCCTCTTCCTCGTTGCGCTTGAGCACAGCATCACCCTGGCGGGTGGCATCAGCACGCCCCCATGCGATACGAAACTTCTGCTCTTCTTCGCGCAGCTTTTTTAGCTCATCAGCAGCCTTTTTGGCCCCCGCCCCGCTGTCCACAAATGACTTCAGTACAGCGTCAGACAGGGTTTGCGCGCTGCGCTTCGTTTCCTCAGCCTCGCCGCGCGCCGTCTTGCCAGCGCTCATCATGCGCTGCTCCCATCCATCAAACGCGGCGCGGCGGCGCTCGGCGTCTGCCGTCATGTCGCGCCCGATCTGCCCGGCTTGCGAGAAATTTCCACTGACGAACGCAACCGCCTGCGCGGCCATGCCGCCAATCTCCACAGCAATGCCGTGGATGACAAACGCCACATTGCCGCCGATCACAATCAGCGCGCGCAGTGTCTCGGTCAGGATGTTGAACGGCGTTTCGGTGTTGTTGGCCGATGCCGTCACTTCCGTCAGGCTCTTCACCAGTTCGGTCAACACCGGCAGCATGTCGCCGGCCAGATTGGACGCCGTGCCCATCAGGGCCAGCTGAAGCTCCGACATGGAATCGTTGAAGGCGTCGGCCATTTCGGCATCCAGCGCCGTGATGCCCGCCAGCTCTTCGCCGCGCGTGACCATATCGCCAATGGCCTTGGAGCCCTCCGCCAGTGCCGGCGCCGCGCTGGTCCAACCCTTGCCCAATGCTTCCGCCGCTACAGCCGCGCGCAGTTGCGGATCTTCAATGCTGCGGAAGATGTCGGACAACTGCTTAAATGCCTCCAGCGGGTCCTTGGCCGTGATGCCGATCTTGGCGAACTTTTCCGGCGCCTTTCCCATCTCCAGCGTGAGCTTGTTCATGGCCTGCGCCATGCCGGTCAGGTCGCTTCCCGTCTGTTTAGACATCAGGCTGATGCCGGCCAGCTTGCTCACCGCGATGTCGGTGGTCTTGTTCAGGTCGTTCAGTTGGTCCTGGAAGTCAATGGCGCTTTTGATCCAGGTGCCAAACGCGGCGGCGCTCAGGCCGCCCCCGATGCCACCCAGCGCACCGCGCATCTGTGCGGCAGCGTCGTCAAAGCCACGCGCGGTACGCTGGACAAGGCCAAGCGCTTTGTTCATGTCCTCGCGCAAGCGGGCGACGTCGGCCGCCAGAGATATTTCCAAGGACCCGGCGTTCATGGATTTCCTTCACATCGCGCGCAGCGTGTCGCGCATGGATTGCGCGGCCTGCTGCTTCGCTTTGGTCATGTCGATTTCTTCAACCCGGTACGGTGCCGGGCGCGTGCGGTCGCTGGCGCTGTTCAGTTCGGCAACAAATGCCTGCGAAAGCTCGCGCAGGGTCTGCGCTTCCAGACGCGTCAGGCGCAGGCCGTTGCAGTGCTGCCAGTCCCTGATTTCCGCGTTGCTCAGCGGGACAAGGCCCTGCCCGGTCTGCATGCCGGGGCCGGCGTCGTACAGCCACGCCAGAAACCTGTGCCCAGCCAGCACCGGGGGCATCGGGGGACTTATGCCGCTGTCCGTCATTCGGGTCATGCGGCTGCGCCTGTCGGGCGGCGGCGGCTTGGCGCTTCCTTTTGGCTCGGGAGGGTCAGGCACGGCGCGAAGCCACGCCATCTGCCGCACGTGCAGGATCAGGTCTGCGCGCTCGGCGGCAAAAAATTGGCCCAGTCCCCCTGGAACTTCAGCACCTGGTTGGTGATGTAGCCCAGCTTCGTGTTGCCGTAGATGTCAGCCGCAGACACCGGGAAGTTGCGCACTTCCTTGGTGACGGCTGCCAGCTTTTTGATCTGCGCGGCGCGGCGCTCGGCCACTTCGTCCTTGGCGGTCTTGCCGCGAAGCGTCTGCATCATGCGTTCGCTGTTCACGCGGTCAATTTCGACCTGGGCCTTGAAGTCCTGCTCGGAGCCGGGGCCGTACAGCTCGATCTGCACGGGCTGGCCGTTGTGGATCATGGGCTGGCCGTTGGGCAGCACCACGTCCATGACAGCGGTGTCGGATGCCTCGAATTGTGCGATGTCAAAAGCGCCAGCCGGGTCGGCCTGGATCTGGGATGCGTTCATGTTGATTCCTTTCGCGGGGGAGTTTGAAAAGCCCGTACCCAACCCCGCCGCTCCCGCGAAAGAGCGAACGGGGCCGGGTCGTGGCAAGGGGTTGGCCTTCAGGCCGGGGATCAGGTGGCTGCGACGATCACGGGAGCGCGGCAGACTTCAAAGTCCACGGCGATCTTGCGAACGTCATCCACGGCGCCGTCCTGGAATTCGCGCTTGCTGACCAGCACGTCCAGGTAGTGGATTTCTGCCGTGGATTCACCCGCGCGGGTCGGGTAGCTGATCTTCACGGAGTAGCGCGCGGTCGATTCGGCGGCCGTTTCGATGATGTCCTGGCCGGCATCGCTGGGCATGTTGCCGATCACCAGGTTCATCGTGCCGTAGTTCTTCGAGCCCTTGAACTTCTGCACCACCGAATTGGCGATGGCGGTGAAGGTGGTGACGTTGGCGGTCACGCCGTGATTGCCGAAGTTCTCGATTTCGCCCACGGTCGTGTAGACCATGGCCGTGGCTCCGTAGCCCGCGGCGTTGTAAGTGGCGGGCAGGCTAGCGCTGATCGCCAGCGTTGCGCCGCTCATTGTGTGGAGGACTGTTCCTTCTGACATGATTGATTTCCTTTCGGTTTGGTGAAGCCCGTCAGCGGAAATCGCGGCGGGCGGGCTTCCCCTTTCGGGGAACTGGACGCAAAAAAGCCCGCACGCGGCGGGCTGTTGCTTATTTGGTTTGGGCCTACTCGGTGTAGGTCACGCGGTAGTCGATAGACCCCATGTAGAGCCCGGCCTCGTCGGTGAAGTCGGGGCCTTCGATGTCGATCAGGATTGAGTCCACGGCCACGCCGTTGACGGAGCCACGGGACCGTGGCAGCGCGGCGCGCACCAGGGCAAGAATGGATTTCTGCGTTGCGTAGCTGGCCGCCATCACTGTGACCTGCACGCGCGAGACACACAGCTTGGACGCGGTGTTGACCATCTGCGGGCGCACCGTGGAGACGTGGGTGACGCTGATCGCTGGCAGTGCGATGTCCTGCGGCAGCACGCCGCTGATGATCCGCGCGGCCGGAACCTGCGCCGTCAGCGTCGAGTTATTCGCCAGCAGGTAGCGCACGGCCTTTACGTCAGACACGCTTGGCCTTTTTGCTGTAGCTGGTCACGGGCAGCGCGGGCAAGGCATCGCCGGTCCCGTCGCCCATCACAAACCGCTCCACGATCACGCCGCGCGCCGTCAATTCGGCTTCAATCGCAGCCAGTCCCTGCGCTACGCCCCTGTATTCCTCTTTCACATCGTCATACCAGCGGCCCGAAGTTTCGGGCGAGAAACCAGCAAGGATGATGCGAGATGCGCCCATCGCGGCAGCAACTCGAATCGCCGTCAGACCGCTGTTGTGGACTTCGATCTGGCGCCCGGCCTCCATTTGCACGCGCTCCCAGCGCGGGCCGATGTACAGCGCGTCCAGGTCATCGTCCAGTACGCCAGTCACGCGCAGACCGGCAAAGTCTCGGAATTCCTGCGGCCAGTTGCCATCCATTGCCACCAGCATGTCGCCGTCAGGTGCCAGCCGGTGAGTGAAGTTGACGACGATGCGGCGATGCTTGCGCAGGGCGTCGGCTACCTCCTGGCTCATGTTCGGGCCAGAAGCCAGAACGGCCACGGTCTGGCCTTGCCAGTCGGCGGGGATTTTCCAGGTGGTGGTCATTCGGCTTCAATCTCCACGGATGAGGTGTCCAGCCCGTTCTTTGTGGCTAGGCGCCGCTTCATGTACTGTGCAGCGGCAACTACAGCGTCTTGCGCGCGGCCGTCCAGCGCCGGGCGCAGGAACGGCTTTGGCCTGGCTCCCGGATGCTGGACGCCCTTGACAAACAAGCCGCCGAAAAAGAGGCCCTTTCCCTTTTTGGCGGTGATCTTGTGGGCCGCCGTACCGTATTCCAGCCAGGGGGCGATGTGGGCATGCTTGCCGGTTGCTTTCACCTTCGCCGTCACACGACCCCTGCGGCTGTTGGTGCTGACCTTTAAGCCGTCACGCAGCTGGCCGCTGTCCACCGGGACATTGGCCTTAGCCTCTGCCATCACGACATTGGCGCCAGCCCGCAGCGCTCCGCGCAGGACGCTTTGCTCTACCTTGGCGGGCAACTGCTGGAGAAACTTGTTCAGGTCGGCCAGACCCTTGACGCGGATGTCGCTCATGTGATTTCCCAGTGAAAAAGCCACCCGAAGGTGGCTCTATCTGATTTCTATGTTTTTGCGCTTAAGCTGCCGCCCTGTCGATCACGGGCTCCGCGCATAGGTACAGTTGAACATGTAGATAAGGCGAGTGCCCACCGGGAGCTCGCGCGACACAATCCATTGTGTGCAATTCTCCGTCCGGGTATTCAACTCGAAAAAACGTGCGATCCTTGCAAAAAGCCTTTATGAAAGCAGACCAATCCACGTCGTTTTCAGCGGGTGAAACCAGTAGCGCCAGCGCACCGATGCAAGTTTTAAGGGGTCGCTTTTTTTGCCGGGTAGCATCACCGGGGAAAATAGATTTCTTATCGAAGAAACCGATTTCTCCTAAATTAACGACGCCACCAATTTCACGGTACTCATCTTTTCTTTGCTCATTAAATAGCTTTGCGGCTGTATTCATTCGTCACTCCTGTCTTGTGACCCTGTGTGATGGTGCTGCGGAAGCCGTCACAGGTAACGGTTTGTCGGGTGCCCCCTATCCGCAGCGAGTAGATTTTACGTCGCGTTGCCCGTGGTCGTGAAGTCAGCCGCCATGAACTCAAGCCCGAATTTGCGCCCCAGTTCCACCGGCTGCGCAATGATCTTCATCGCCCGGTCGCTGCGGTCCAGGTAGATCACCCGCATGGCGCTGTTGATGCCGGGCACGTAGCGCATACGCACGCGCGCCGGGCGCTCTGCAATGCGGATGCCGTCTGCCTGACTCTCGCCGCGGCTGGGCAGCACTTCCTGAACCGTCGCCCAGAACGTCCCGTAGGTCGTCCAGGAACCCGGCTGCGGCCCGTAGTCGCCGTCCGTTGTGCCTTGCTGCTCGATGCGGATGCGCCGGTCCAACGGCCCCAGGTCTGGCGTCACGAAAAGCTCCAGTCCTTGATGGTGTTCAGCAGGGAGTCACGGGCGGTTTCCATGGCCTCGCGCTCGGCTGGCGTGAACACGTTGCGGGTGTATGTCAGGCTGATGTGCATCAGCATGCCCTGGCGCACGGCTTTAGGCAGCGTGGCGTACTCAGCTCCGGCCCCGGTCGCCCCGTAGCCGGTCACATAGCGAATGCGAACGGCGTCAGGAATGTCCTGCGTTGCCGGCCAGTAGTTCCCACTGGTGGGCGCCACGGTGCGCGATTCGCCGTAGGTGCTCAGGGCGTAGGCGCTCCCGGAAATCGTCTGTTCGGTTCCGCTGGTGTCGGTGTACTTCACGCTGGTGATGCTGGCCACCGGAGCGCGCGGCAGGTCAATGCGGTCGTCATCGCTGTCCGGGAAGGCGTCGAGAGCCGCCTCCAGCGTTTGCTGAGCCAGCGCGCGCTTGGTGTAGTGCTCGGCATGCTGGCGGGCGCCCGTGATCAGGGCGTCGATGATGGCGTCATCCGGGTGTGATCCGCTCATGTCGTCCAGGCCCAGGTGCAGCTTGGCCTCGGCCCGGGTGATGGGCTCGGTGCCCACTGCGGTGATGACTTTGAATTTCATGCGCGTGTCCTATGCAAAAAGCCCTCCCCGCGAGGGCTTTTCACGTAGTGGCCTGGTATCAGGCCGGTGGGTTGCTGGTCGGGCCAAGCAGCGGCTGCGTGATGCAGACCGCAGCGATCAGCGCCGCCGTGGCGTTGTTCGTCGGGGTGATGGTCAGGCGCGTGTAACGCTTGATGCCCTTGTAGCCCAGCTTGAAGCACTTGTTGTCATCCGTCTGGATGAAGCTGGCCAGCGCCTCGGTGCCCAGCAGGTCGGCGTCGGCCACCGCAGCGAAGCCCGAGCCGGAGGCGTCTGACTCTTCCAGCAACGTGGTGAACTCTGCGCCAGCGTCACCAAGCGATCCGGTGGCGATGACGTAGACCGCGCAGCCCACGGGCAGGCCCTGGTGGTCGATAACCTCGCCGACTTGCGCGGTGTTGTCTGCCACAGAGACGGGCGAGAGCACGCGCTTGAGGTTGATGTTGTTGAACATTTCCATGATGATTTTCCTTTCAGTGTTTGAGGTTGAGGACGGGCCGGCGCTCAGGCCGGCCCATCCGATCAGGTCGAGAACTTCAGGAACTTGACGGCCTCGAAGTTCACCGCGCCGCCGCCCGTGCGCTTCGTGCTGTAGAACACGACGTAGGGCTTGGCGGTGAACGGGTCGCGCAGCGTGCGGATGCCCATGCGGTCCACGATGGTGTAAGCCTCGGCAATGTCACCGAAGGCCAGCGAAAGCGAGTCGGTGGCGATGGCAGGGACGTACTGGTCCACGCGAGCCGGGTAGCCCAGCAGGCGGTCGGGCTGGCCCATCTGCAGGGACGGCTCCCACAGGTAGCGGTCGCTGGTGGCTTCCTTCATCTTGCGGATGGCGGTGCGCACCTCGCGGCGCATCAGCCAGGTGGCGCGCTGCAGATACTGGTCCTTGAACGCGCCCAGCAGGTCCTGCAGGGGGTCGGCCTTCGTGGTGTGGAAGGCGCCGTTGGCACCCGTCACAACGTGCTCGAACTGACCCCAGGCGCGCGAATCGTCGCCCGTGGCTGCGGTGGTGTAGCTGAACAGGCCGCGCGGCTGGCCCACGCCCGTGCCGGTGGTGAAGCCCGCACCTTCGACGCGTGCGAACTTGTCGGCCACCTTGCCGGCCAGCCACGATTCCACGTTGACCGCGGCGTCGTCCAGGATCTTCTGGCTGGCCTTGGGCATGGCGTACATCTCGTGCGCCTGGATCTCGTACTTGCCCACTTGCGGGGTGTTCGTGTCCGAACGGGCGCCCAGTTCAGACACCCAGCCGGCGTCGGCTTCGTTGTTGTCAACGATACCTTCCAGCTTGTCGGTGCTGATGGTCTGCACGGTGGCCAGCTGGCGCATCGTGGACTGCTCGTACAGCTTGGACACCATGCGGCCCACGGTCGAGGGCGGCAGCAGATAGCCGCCGTCCGGGTCAGAGCCTGCGCTCATGGCCTTGCGCTCGTCGCTAGACAGGTTGTCCAGGGGCGTGCCGGTCATCACCTTGAAGAAGGCGTTTTTATACTCGGTGTAAGCCTTGGCATCCACGTCAGCGGGTGCCGGGCGGCCCTTGGCCTGGAAGTCGGCGCGCAGCATCAGGTTGAACTGCTTGACTTCTTCGCCCAGGTCGGCGGCGGCCTTGATTTCGCCGTCGGTCTGTGGGCGGTTGGCCTTCTTTTGCAGCTCTTCCACTGCCGTCTTGATTTCGTCGAACTGGTCGCACGCCTTGGACAGCGTTTCGACCTTGGCGGTCAGGTCGCCCACGGCCTTGCCGTCAGCCTTGGCGGCGGCCAGCTCGGTGACGGTCTTCTGCAGCTCGTCGTAAGCCTTTTTGCGCTCTTCGAGCATGGTTGCAATGTCTTTGATTTCCATGATGTTTTCCTTTCGGGAATGAAAAAGCCGCCTCAAGGGCGGCTGCGGTTCAGGTGAAACGGAACGGCGGACTAGATGGCGGCGCAGCCCCGCAGGACTTCGGCCAAGTCGGCCAGTGACATGTCGCCCTCCCCGGAATCACTCCGGCTGATGACGCTTTTGACCCGGCTCACCAGCGCGGTGGCCTCGGTCTTCGACAAGCCACAAGCATCACGCAGGTGGCGTTCGATCTCGGACAGGCTGTCGAGCTCTTCGATGGCTTTGACAGCGGAAACGCGCGAAGCGTCGTTCATGGGGAAGGTGACAAGTGACAGTTCCACCAGGTCAACCTTTTTCAAGCTGCGAACACCGGTCACGCGGTCATAGCTGTCGTCACGCACCCGGTAGCCGATGGACATACCGGAAAGCGCGCCCATCTTCATCAGCTCGTAGGCCTCGGCGCCGCGGGCGGTCTTCAGCGCCAGCTGGCCCTTGACCTTCAGGCCCACGGCGTCCTCTTCCATGCTGGTGTAAACGCCGATGGGCTCGGCCTGGCGGTGCTGCCAGAGCATGGCGGGCAGGCGGCCGGCTGCTTTCTGTGCGGCCAGCGTCTCAGCAAAGGCACCGGGCACAACGATGTCTCCGCCCTTGTCGGTGATATTGAAAATGGAGCCGTAACCTTCAAAGGTGCCGGTGTCGCCGCTGGCCTTCAGTTCACACTGAAAATCGAGGGTTTTGGTGGTCATGGTCTTTCCTTTCAAGCCGCAACGGGCGCGGGGATGCTGCCAGCGCGCGGCGGCAGTTTGGCGGCCTCTCCGCCCATCGGGTTGAGTTCGTCCAGGGCGCGTACTTCGTCCTGCGTCATCCATGCCGGTGATCCGCCAGAGCCCAGCGCACGCGCGAAGTATTCGCCCTGATCCTTGAGAGCGCCGCGCAGCAGGCCGGCCGCAATGAATTTGAAGTAGTAGCCCTGCGCCCGCTCGGCTGGAGTCAGCAGATTGATGTCGGCGGATTGCTCAATGCGCGCATACCATGGCCCCAGGCTGTCCACCACATGCTGGATGGCGAACTGCTCAGCGCTGGCGTAAGTAGCGGCCTTGTCGGTGAATCCCACTTTCGACGGCAGCACGCCCATAAAGCGGCAGATTTCCGCGCCTTGGTAGTTGCGCGTCTCCAGGTGCTGGGCATCCACCCCAGTCATTGCGGAACTGAGCCACTTGGCGCCGCGGTCCAAGATCATCGGCGCCCCGGCGTTGTCCGCGCCCGCCATCTCGGCCAATATCCATTTTTTCAGGTCGGCATACTGCTGCGGGCTCAGATTTCCGTCCACCGAATACGTCCCGGACGGGCGCACACCTTTCGCGTGCAGCTTGGAGTGAGACTCTTCCGTGGCGATGCTCAGGCCCAGCGCCTCGCGCGCCATCTGCATGATGTCCAGGCCCGCAAAACCGTGCCAGCTCGGGCCGCGGACGTGCCAAATGGTCTGTGCATCGAAGTTGATGGTTTTCCCATCCTTCAGCGTGTACTTGTAGACAGGCGCTTCAAACTCATTCGGGTGCTGCACTTCCATGCGGCCCGGGTCCAGGATGATCATTTCAGCGACCTTGCCGCCGATCACAAGGCTTTTCCAGACGTAGGCATTGCCCAGGCCCGCATGGATCACCAGCTGCTCGCGAAATTCAAAGCTGGTCTGCCAGTCGTTCGGCTTCGTGGCCACCAGGTCATAGTGCCGATGGCCGCGCGCCGGCTCGATGTTCTTCAAGCCGTTGACGGTTGTTTCGCGGAACAGCTTGAAAGGCACCTGTGCGCAGCCTTGCGAAAGCACGCGCAGGCAGGCAAACATGGTGGCCACCTTCAGCGCGTTTTCCAGGTTGATCGTCGGCCCGGCCTTGGACGTGCGGCCGGCGCGCAGCATTTCAGCCCAGATCGCCAGCGGGTCCGATGCCTTCTGCTCGGCCACGACGCGCGAAAGGAACCCCATTACT